CGCCACTCGTGATATAGAATATGCGCTGATATCTACAATGATATTTTTGGTTATCATGTATACACTTAAAACTCCAGATGAGCGTAAAAAAACTGGATTCATATAATATATGTGGTGGGTGTTTCTACTTTTGTATTGTTCCTACCTCATCTTGGGTCCTCACTGGGAATCGAAACTCATAAAAGGTGAACAGTTGGCCATCGTAGATAGTAAGGAGGAACTCGGACGACGTTCAATCTTCATATCCTATGTGGCACTTTTATTCATTTCATGGTTTTTACTGAGACCCTCTCGATCTTCTTTCATGAGTGCTCTCATTCTGACCATCGCTGCGACGACAGGATTTCATATGAAATATGGACCAGAAAAACCAATCCCCATGCATCTCATATTGACCGTCTTCCTTCTCTATCAAGGAAGGATGTACATGTCTATTCAACTTTGGCTCACGATGATACTCATTGGATTGTATACGACGATGCATGAAAATTTATATATCCCTTAAAAGTAGAATGAAGATTCATATAGTCGGTGCTGGACCTACGGGTATGTCACTTGCGTGGGAACTCCTCAGGACGGGTGACCACGAAGTCACCATATATGATCGTAAAACTTCGGCAGGTGGTTCTTGGTGGGAACCAGATGAGGACGTTCGAGATTTACACGCACATAGAATTGTATTCGACCGCGCATTTGTGAACACACAATCACTTTTCAATGAGATGGGCATCTCATGGGATACGATGTTTCAAGCTAAGGACAACGGAGAACACGTTGGTTTTGTTTTACGTTCTCTCAGTCTAAGGGACTATGGAACTTTAATTTCCTTATTCGCTCGAGTACTTGTTCAACCTAAAAAGTATAAATCAATTTCTTTGAAAGAGGCTGTTGGAACTTTATCAAAAAGGGGGCAGGATGTCGTTGAACACCTTCCACTCATCATGGATGGTGTCACTTGGGACGTCATGTCTGCCTATGAATTTGTAAAAAATTTAGACCATGTCGGCCTCTCCAAACCTTACACACAAAGAGTTTCTGGAAAAGTCATGTGTGATGCGATGGAAGAGGCTGTCATGGCAGCTGGTGGAAACTTTGTGTTCGGTGCCGAACTTACACGTATAGCGTATGATGAACACGCATACATAGCGAATTTCTCGAATGGCACAAGATTACAAGATGATATGCTTTTTTTGTGTCTCGATAACAGTCCTGCTCTCAAACTTTTGGCTGACAATTGGGGACCTGACGCCGATAAAAAGGTGAGGGAAAGTACATATGGCGCCATAAACGTTCTTATCGATTATGAAGATCCAATCAAGATAAAATCCGATCTCGAAATAGCCACATCTACTAAATGGAATTTACAACCCAAAGTTCTTGCGGATGGTAAAACAGTATCATGTGTTATATGTGATCTCACCGAAGACATTCTCACGTCTGATCCCGACACGTTGAAGGCCGAAGTACTCCAACAACTCAAACTTCCCGAACCTAAAGAAATACGCATCGGTTGGGGTGCTGAATGGAACGGAAAAACATGGGAATTCTCTCAGTCTTCGGGAGTGCTTAGTCTTCATGGTCAACTCCCTTTCTTTGGAAAGTGCTCAAAGGTTGCCATGTGTGGCATGATGTCGCCGAGGAATACACCGTATTCGAGTATCGAGGCTGCGGTAGAGGTTTCGAGAGCACTGTGTCATGAACAATTTGGAACGAGGGAACCACTTCAACCCATTCTTCTCTCACAAGTCATATTATTACTTTTTGTGTTGCTTATAGTTTTAATTCTAATGTATCGTAATATAAATCAATGAAGTTCATGACCAAAGTCTATGAACCGATGTATGATTTCAATAATAAAAAATACATTCGTCTCTCGATACCCCTCAAGTGTGTCGAGAGTATTGAACGAATACACGCTAATAAATCTCATCTGCTCATGAATCAAAATGTTGACAACCCTTTGGATGGTAGAGTTCTCACTGTAAAAGTTCCGTTCCGATATAGGAGAGTGATGTGCGAAGTCCGAGGACGACCCGTGCAGTCTCTTATAAAGGATGATGAAGTTGAAGTCGATATAAACTTTAAAGGTGTTTGGAATGTCGGAAATCACTCAGGTTTCTCTTGGATACTCTCAAGTTCATCCACCTCTTGATTAGGATCGTTAGGGAGGTCAATTGTCTCAAGTCCACCCTTCTTGAACCCCTCAAAAGTTTGGAGCATACCCTGAAGACGAAACACCTCTTGGGTGAGCTGCTCAATGTTCATACGAAGCTTCTTAATATTCTCATCAACGTCAACGACGGGCATTGTATTTATTTAAAGTTTGTACTCTTTAAATAAATATAGTATGACGGTTCTCACAAGAACCGGATATTTGGTGGATTCGGGTCCAATCCAAGAAATAAAAAAAGAACTTACGGTAAGACCCGTAGTCAACGGAGATTATGGATTTCCTCCACCGCCTTTCAAAGTTTTCCGACCAACTAAGAATGGAGTCTGCGTTCCAAGATTCTACGGAACTCATAAACTTGGGGAGCCTCAACAAGACAAAAGACCAGAACCCACCAAAATTAAAACACGATTCATCGGACAACTCCGAGACGCCACTCATCAAAACGAAGCAATGTCAGCAGCGATTCAAGCAGGTCATGGCGTTCTTTCCTTACCATGTGGGTACGGCAAAACAACGGTATCCTTGGCCATAGCATGTAAGTTGGGGTATCGCACGATGATTGTCGTACATAAACAATTTTTGGCTGACCAATGGAGAGAGCGAATACAACAATTTTGCCCAGGTGCCACAATCGGAGTTGTTCAACAGGACAAAAAAGAAGTTAATTGCGATTTCGTCATTGCGATGCTTCAATCCCTATCCCTGAAGGAGTATAGTTTCACAGACTTTGAGAGTATCGGAACCCTCATCGTGGATGAGGCACATCATATTTGTGCTAAAGTATTCAGTCAAAGTTTATTTAAACTTTGTCCCCGACACATTTATGGTCTCTCTGCAACACCCGAAAGAAAAGATGGTCTTACCAAAGTGCTTCATTGGTTCATGGGTCCCACATTTTTTGCGGTTGAACGAAAAAATCAGGAACAGGTTGAAGTATTTCCCGTGACATTTGATTCACCAAACTATCGAAATCCACCACCATCCATGAGAAACGGTAAAATTTCCATGCCCAACATGATCACTGAACTCGTAGAAGATCGTTCGAGAAACAAGATGTTGGTTGAACTTGTAAAAAAGGCATCATCTGGAACGAGACAGCTCCTCGTTCTCAGTGATCGTAGACAGCATTGTGAATTTCTTCATCAATGTTTTCCTAAAACATCTGGACTCTACATGGGTGGTATGAAGGAAGCTCAACTTCAAGAATCCTCGAAGAAGAAGATCATCTTTGCAACGTTTAGTCAAGCCCATGAAGGTTTGGACATCCCAACCCTAGATACTGTTATATTGGCATCTCCAAAGTCGGATATTACTCAAAGTATCGGTCGTATCATGAGAGAGACGAAGGGGAAGAAAAACGATCCTCATATTTATGATGTTCACGATCCATGGTCGATCTTCACGGCGATGTATTATAAACGAATGAAAGTCTACAGACAAGGTGGTTTCAAAATTCATGGGAAGGTTGCGGAGGATAAGAAGAGCGACTTCCCTCAGGGAAAGTGTCTTTTTAAATGAGTCTCTAAATCAAAATCTAGTGGAAGCTTATCACTCTTTGTTAAATTCTCTTTTGGTGTGAGTAATTGTAGATTTGTATAATGAAAACAAGCACGTTGATGTTCAGGGATTGTCAGGTCGAACACTGAACATGGAATGATATGATCAATATGTAAATCTTTTAATGACACATCCTTAAACTGTGGACTTTTTTGGTATAGGTACTTCAGCAGGGCTTTACCTGATTCCATGCCAGTGAGTTCTATCGTGGTTATTGATTTTTGTGTTCCGTTTAACACTTTAAATAACCGACTACGGATATTATTTAACAATCGAAATGCTTCATCCGTTTGGCGACGATTTCGGATATATTCCGCCCTTTGCTTTCTATTTTTTCTATAATATTCCTTTATTTTATCCACATTTTTTACATAGTAATCTGCTTGTTTAGCTATTCTTTCTTCTCGATGTGTTGTATAATACTTTGTCATTCGATTTAATAATTCTTGTCTATTTTCTTTGAGATATATTCCACAACATTCTTTACACTTCGACTGAAGTCCATCCTTAGACGCTTTCTTAATATGAAATTTATCACTCAATTTAAACAGTTTACATTTTGAACAAATTTTAGTTTCAGGTTGACCCTCCATTTATAAATTGTATCAACATTTCTTTAAAACAAACTCAACCTCAGGAAAATTTCGGTTTTTATAATCTAAACAATAATTAAATGTCTGGTGCATTAATACAACTCGTCTCCAAAGGTGTTCAAGATATGTACCTCACGAGTGATGAGGGACATTCTTTCTTTCGTATGAAATTTACTCGGCATACGAATTTTTCTCAAGCGCCCAAGTACATAAAAACAATTACCGATAGCGACACATCTATAACCATACCAGTTTTGGGTGATGCCATAAATGGCATTTGGTTCGAATCGGGTAGCAATAGTGACGATAATATATCATCTAATCTTTTTTACAAATCAACGATTGATCTTTTCATTGGTGGTCAAAAAGTTGATTCACAACATTTCGACTACTATAGTGAGATTTGGCCTAATTATTTAGCTGATACATACAATAAATCACAAGAATTGAATACTAAAGCTTCCCTTTCAAACAAACAATTTTTACCATTACATTTTTTCTTTTGTGACCACAAAGCATTTTTACCTCTGGTGGCACTTCAAAATCATCAAGTTGAAATACGTATAAACTTTGATGAATCAAATCTTGCATTGGTCCCCGAATCTGAAAAGAAAGCGTATATGTACGGAAATTACATATATCTCGACACAGAAGAAAGAGAGACACTTGTAAAACGTTCGATGGACTTTGTCATTACACAGTCGCAGCGAGTAGAGTTTCCGTTGAATGCAATCACAGATAATACAACCGAATCGGGTGGGTACAATACCCTTGATATATCATCATTTAACCATCCAGTGAAATCATTGTTCTTTGGGTTTGGGGCTTCCACAACTAACCCCGCATCAGATCGTTTCACGTTTATCAATGCAGATATGTATTTAAATGGTACCCCTCTTTTTGAAAATATGAGTCCAGTATATTTTCACACAGTACAAAATTATTACAAATCAAATTATGGCAGAACACACTTCAACAACCCTACACACTCACCCACTTTCACTCGCTATTTTGCGTATCACTTTTGTATGAATGCATCCGAGTATAATCCATCTGGTTCTTGTAACTTCAGTCGTCTGGACAATGCGAAACTTGTACTCCGAGGGGTCGAGGCAGTTGATCGTTCGTACATGTATGTGTATGCCGTCAATTATAATGTACTTCGAATCAAGGATGGATTAGCTGGAATTTTATTCGGTAATTAATGTATATGGCGACACAAGCGGATGGCATTCTCGTCACAGCTGGCCAGATTTATGTCAGTAGTTTAGATGCTGCACCCAGAGAAGAGGATATTATTTCGGGTGTCGCAAGTATCCAAGCAGGTGAGATTACAGCCGATGAAATCACGGTTTCCAATCTCACTCTCAGTGGTGAGTTGAGTGCTACAGGCGATCTAGAATTGTCAGGTTTTACGAGTATCACTCGTATGACTGCGAGTCAGGTCGGTATAGGCATTACAAACCCAGTGAATGATTTTCAAGTTGGAACAAATCGATTTGTGATCAATCGTGCGGCGCCCAATCTCGTGACCGTCAATGGCAACGTGGTGTCAACTAACGTGACTACCTCAAACATTCTTAGAACGGCGAACAACAAATTTGTCGTGAACAATGTTGGATCCAATGTGTTGAAGATTACTGGCAACACGTATTCTACGAATCTCGCAGTTGGAAATCAACTTGTCGTTGGCGAAAACAATGATGGTAGTTCTGATGCTGCTATTTTCAAAAATGGTAATGTTGTGATTGAATCGAGTAACCTTAATGTCACGGGAGATATCGTAGTATCTGGTAATGTGAGCATTACAGACACTTTAACTTATTTGAACGCTGAAAACTTGATTGTTGCCAATGCATGTATTCAAATGGCTAATGGATATCCTGGAGGTCAATATGATAACGCCCTTATAATGACAGACCATCCAGGTGAAGAAGCGAACTTAGTGATTGGATATTCAGCAACAGATAAGGAATTCATTTTCGCAAAAACATTTGACAGTGCTCACACATTCGGTGGACCTGGAGAACAAACTCTTACTCTCGATTCTAATACTATAAATGTTCATGTATACGGTACATTTTTCACTGATTCTAATGTTGGTGTTGCAAATGCCGATCCATTACACACTTTATGTGTAGGTTCCAATGTATTCTTTGAAGATACTGGATCGAATGTGTTACATGCAACTGGTAACGTATATATGGAACGATTAACTTTGGGTGGTGGTGGTATCACGAGTGAAAATGATTTATTACAAATCGACGAGACTTCTCTGACACCTGTGATTTTTGGTTCTAATGTTCAGATGGTGGCACTGCGCACAGTGGGTACACATCCTTCAGGTATTTCCAACCTTTCACCAATAGATGACCTCTCTGTGGGTACCAAAGTTTTCGCAAACTTGACGGCTGCAAATGTTTTGACGGTTGTGGGTAATACTGTCACCACAAATCTTCAGACTGAAATTATTTTTTCGGATTCTACCCTCACCGTACATGCAGATCACGCAGGAGCTGATAGTACATCAAATGTACTCGTCCTCAAGTCTGGTCCAACTGCTTCAAATGTGAGTAGCATTGAAGTGTTCGGTGCGAGTACCTCTAATACACACCAAAACATTCGTTTCAAAACTAAAAACACCGAGAGGGTGCGTATAGCCTCCACGGGTAAAGTTGGCATCGCTAACACAAACCCCTCTGAGGCTCTTACAGTTTCTGGAAATATTCACGTCACTGGAAGTAATGCGGTGATTTACGGCACAGGAGAAATGAAGATGTACTCAGATCCAGCGGCGGGTGTAAACAAAATTGAAAATATAGTGAATGCTGGAAAGGGTCTCAATATATTCGCAAGTCAAACTTCAACCATGGGTACGGCCAAGGTGACCATTTTAGAAAATAGTAATGTGGGCATTGGAACAACACAACCACAAGGTCTCTTCCAAACATCTGGTGGATCTGCATTTATTAACCAACAAGTTACGAGACGCAACAACTATAACCATCTTAACACCCCACTCGTCGTGAATAACACAACTGAAACCACAGTCATCAATTCAACATCTAACGTGATGCAACTCACTCGAGAAGGTACGGGTTCTAAGTATGGTGCTAGAGCTGCATTCAAGTTGGGTAAGTGGGACATGACGGATAGTAAATCCAAAACACGTCTCGACATAGACTTAGCTGACGATGATTACGTGGTGGACACAAATATCATAACTATTCGGAGTGATGGTAAGGTTGGTATTGGTCATTCGGAGCCAGAAGCGTATCTCGAAGTCAAGTGTGAAGGTATAGCGCAACCAGGTATGGTGGTACATAACCATGACAACGGTGACGCTATCATCTCTATGGAAACGGATTTGGCTAGTGGAAATGCGTTCACGAGCTATGTGAATGGTAATGCTGGGTGGTCGGTGGGTATAACTGGTGCTCAAGGTGATTACAGAATTACTGATAACGCAACAGAAGTTTCTGATGTCGCAACGACTGCAGTTTACATCAGTGGTAGTACCCGTGACGTGGGTATAGGCACCGATGCACCTCGGGGTAAATTAGAAGTCAATGGAGACCTCGTCATTGGAAACACACTCACATTTGGTGGCCTCACAGGAAGTCTATTTGGTAATACACAATTCATAGAGAGACGTTATGGTGAAGATCAGGCTAAAAATGAACTCGTCATATACAAAGGTAACAAGGGTTCTGGTTTAGAAGGTAAAACAAGAATAAGACACATCGCAGCTGAGCATTTATTCCAGACCTATGATGATGCGGTACTTGATTTTGCAGATGCCAATGGAATTATAAAACTCACAGAAAATGATACGGGTATAGACGTACCACTCCGTATCACTGATCAGGGTGCAGTTATCATCGGTGGTGGTGTGAATACGACGCCAGCTGAAAGTGCTACAAAACTTGTTGTAGCTGGTAACATCGAATTCACTGCGGGTGGTCAATTCAAACTTACGGGTATCGAGTTTGAGACGACCAATCCTGTTGGAAGTGATTCTGTGAATAAATACAGAAACGTCGCAGATGAGGGTGTTGCGCGCCCAATGACATTTGTTCATGAGATTGCCGACACCGACATCGAATTCGCTCGTTTCGACGGTGCTGGTCGTCTTGGTATTGGTACCGAGACAGTCAGTTCGAACATACACGTGTATGACTCGAGAACTACTGATCTTGACATGCTCAGACTTGAAAGTCCTGGCACCAACAAGAAGACTGGTATGCTTCTCTACACGACCGCTGGATATGGTGGATACGTGAGAGGTTTTAGGAACTCGACATATTCGACATCGGGTATAACGATCGGTGCAGAAAATGATTTCAGTGAGGCTGATGGTATTAACGTTATACACACAAGTAATGTCGGTATAGGAACTGTAAATCCAGGTACGAAGTTCCATGTGTACGATGGCGTGCCTCGTGTCGAACACTCAACAAGTAACGCCATTATAGAATTTAAGACGACTGGTGGTACATCGAACATTCTCTCAGATACCCTGGGTAATGTGTACATAAATCCAGAGTCTACTCACACCGTAGTCAATAGCAACTTAACAGTGAATGCCGATCTCTCTGTCGGTGGTAATATCGATCTTGGTGATGCCGTCGCCATCGGTCTAGGTGGTGAAACTGCGAACACCAACTTACAGATTGGTGGTGGCTTCATCACAAACTCGAGTACATTTGCACACAAGAGGTATGCACACACGTTTTCAAGAACAGCTGGCGAATCGAGTGATGTGCAGCTTGTTTTCGGAAATGGTTCGTTTTACGCTAAGATTGTAGCCATCTATAGACGCATAGATACAGCACTTGAATCTGGCTACAGTAACATGAGTACCCTAATTCTCGAAGTTCAAGGAGGAACCCACGATGGAAGTACATCGACTGTGGATATAGCTATCGGCACGAAAAACCTCTTTGGTGGCACAAATTCTTTCCCATGGAGTCCTACGGTCACGACTGGTAAAACGGGTATCATACTTAAACCTAATTCGGAATCCATTACATCTGGTATAACATTTTTCTATGATGTTTCTGTGGAGCTCATGTCCTCACGGAATGGTTCATTCCAAGCTATAAGAACAACTACTGTATTAGGTGGTGATGATCCAGACACGACAGATAGTATCGCGATCAAGGATGACTTCAACTATTAAATGTACTACAGGGGAAGACCCTGCGGTAGATTCAACATTTACGCCCTGATGGTATCAGAGACGGCGAGTACAACAACGCCAGCAATGAAAGCCATGATGACGTAATTTAATTCAGTTTCTTCACGACCAACCTGGGGCTTGGGAGCCTCCTCGGTCTTGGATTTCACGACAGGCTTCTGCTGTCGGACGGGAGGTTCCAATTCCTCCAGCGGACAATACGCTATCATTTATATATATTTAGAGATTAATTTCCGTCTTCTTCTTTCGCCTGGTGCGCTTAGGCTTAGTGGATCCACTGACATTCACCTCTTTCACTTCACCTCCAGTGGAGTCACCCGAAATAGACACGATGTCGGACATGTCATCATCATCGTCGGGTGGGGGAGCCATGGTGGTGTTCATAGGGGGTGGAGGTGGCATCATGATACCACCCATAAGGCTCGAAATGTCTACACCTGGTCCCTGCATCTCGTACTGTCCATTTGTACCACCGACGGGTGCTTCCGTTGCGGGACCATCTGGGGATCTGGTCGTATTTTGAACCGCCGCCATCATGTTCTTCACGAGATCTGGGTTCTGTTTCATCACGTCATTCATGTTTGGCATCACCGACTTAAACATGCTGTTGGTGAGGTGGAACATCATCGCCGAACCACCCAACATCATGATCAACTTCACCTCGGGGGCGACGCTGACCTTCGATCGATACTTCACGTAAAGCTCCTCGAATACACCATCGTAGTCATCAACATTCTCCATCACACTCTCAGACCAGCCATCGAGCTGAATTTCAAATGGGTTATACCTCTTATTCAGGAACTCGAGACCAGTCACACAGGCTACGAGCATTCGTCGAGAGAAACGGATAGACTGTTCCACATCGATGCTGTATGTGATCCGCTTCACCTCGGACCTCAACTCATCGACATTGGAGTAGGCATTAAGTCTTTTATTGACAGCAAATCCCTTCTTCTCCAGACGAGCCAACTTGTTCAAGAGATCAGCCTTCTCTTCATCGATAGAAGTATATCCCTTGGAAGGAGCCTCTTCCTGGAAACCACCACCCATGGGTTCATCATCATTGTAAAACACGGGTTCGTCCTCACCATAATCAATCTCTTCCTCTTGGGGAGGCTGCTGAGGAGCCGACTGTTTTGTGGGGTTTACAAATGCATCCATCGCCTCTTGATGTTGTTGGGGTGGTGCCTGACGCATCGGCTGACTGGGTCGTGGAACTGGTTTTGGTCGAGGAGCAGAGATTTGAATCTCATCCATAAGCGCCTGTTCATCGGCGTCTAATTTCATCACCGTCGTGTTTCCTCTGTCGAGTACGATTTCTTCGTCCATCTACTCTCTATATGGAAACTAAAAAAATACCTTTAACGCACTTTAAAAAAATATATGTACATAGTAAATGTTCAACCTCAACAAAGCGAACCGCAATGCGCTCAGTTCGATCGGTGTCTTGTTCGTCGTCATCGTCGCTCTCATGATGTTCCGTGATACCAGTATGTATCAGGCCAGGCCAATTAAGGTTACTCCCATCCGTGAGGGTTCCATCTTCGATCTGGAGAATAAGATCGAGTGTACCCCTGGACGCAAAGAGGGCAGTGCTTACACCAAGTCGCTGACTCCAGGTGGTTTATGTGGTGCTCAAAAGCTCATCTCGGACATTGCGAGTTATGAGATTTCGGAGGGAATCGGTGGATCTTTAATCTAAGCTAACTATAAATGGCTCTCATCACTTCCCCAACTGAGACTATTCCAGATCTCAACTATGAGTATCACACTCTAACAATTGATACCATCGATCAAAGTAGTGCCAACACTTTCACATGCTTTCTTCAGCAGCCCATAAAAAATGTCGTACAAGCTCGTCTCATTGCGGCTCGTATTAATTCTAATGTATCCACCGAACATTATTACGTTTCCATCAAAGAGTTGGACACCATTTTCAACGATAGGGCATCGAATGAATATGAAGGACAAGCGTCTAAGAGTATGATTCGTGGTTCTTTTGCGAGTCTCATCACAGATGGAGATGCAGTTATAAATTTTAAGGATAACTATCCAATCGTGACCCAATACATCGACCCCATTCGTCGCATCGATCGTCTAACTGTGACAATTCGAGATCAAGATGGTAATGGAATTCTTCCATCGATTCCCGCAAAAGATAATTTCCTCGTTCTTCGTTTCGTGTGTAGAAAACCAAATTTGTAATTTTCTCCCGTTAAAGTAGTATACCATGTCCGCTGGTATTGTTCAATTGATCGCTATCGGTGCCCAGGATGAATATATCGTGGGTGATCCCGAAATATCTTTCTTTAGTTCAACATTCAAAAGACATGCTAATTTTTCACAGTCCATCGAAAAACAAACCATCCATGGAGCAGTGAAAAACAATTCTATGTCCAGTGTTCAATTCGAACGATCTGGCGATCTTCTCGGTTATGTCTATTTTACTCTCGATGATAAGGCCCAAGCTCTCGATATTCAGAGATGGGATACGATCATCGATAAGGTTGAGCTTCTCATCGGTGGTTCTCTCGTCGACACACAAGATGCCATCTTCACTGAAAAGATCGCTATCGATACTTTTGCTCAAAATGTTTCTAAGAGTTCGAACGGTCCTCACCCAGGTGTGAGCGCTCGTTCGTACTTTTATCCGCTTCGCTTCTTCTTCTGTGAGGGACCCCAATGT